TCACGGTGCCGGACGTCACCTGGGCGCTGTAGTCGGTGGCGCCGACAGTCACGGTGAACGTGGCGCCGGCGATCGAGGTTGCTGGCATGGCCTAACCCTTCATTGAGGCGGTGAGTGATATTTCGACGGTGATGATGGAACCTTGAGGACCGACGTCCATAAGCGTCGGGGGTCCGATGCTTGTAACGACGGCCCACACCGGCAGCGCGGGCAGGATGACGTCAACGGCGTCCTCGGCGTCGAGCTGCGCTGCGCTGTTCTTCCGAGGGTTGACGACGACCATGAGGCGCCACTGTGTGCGGTAGGACAGGCGCCCTAGCCGCTCAGGGATGACCCACGGGGAGTCCGCCATGATCACGATGCTTGGCGGGATCGGTACGGGCGGGGTCGACGTGTAGACCTTGTATCCGAGGCCGGTGACTGCCGTGGTTATCGCTAGGCGCGCCTCGGTCGTGAGCGCGGTCATCCGACCATGCTTTCGACGTTGAGATACGGCGCGATCAGCGCGGCCCGGCTCTTGAGCAGGATGCTGTTAAGCCGGTACGGGCTGGCTTGCATGTCGAGGCCGACGGACTCGCCGCCCGCTGCGAACCGTGCCTGGAATATGTCGATCCCGATACCGAGCGTCGCTTCCTTGAGTGCTGCGGGCTCGGCCGTGAGCGCGGCCGCAGTGATGACGGAGGACACCACTGCGACCGCTGCCGCTGCTACCTGGTCGAACGGGTCCGCCGCATAGGTGAGGTCCAATGCGGTGGCCAGTTGCGTACCAGATAGCAGCGCCATGGCTTACGGCTCGACGATCCGGACGATGCCTGCGGGGAGGTAGGCAGCGGTGACGCCGTAGCCGTAGATCGCGATGTCACGACCGATCTGGCTGACGTTCTCTGCCTGGGCGAGCCGGGGCCCGTCCTCGATCCAGCGTCCGGCCTCTCCGTTGGTGACGATGGCGTGATTTGCCGCTGCGCCGTCGAGCCACTTGGCGCGGACGACCCGCAGGCCGGACACGTTGACCTGCAGCGTGCTGGCCGTCGCGACACCGGACACGTTCTGCACGCCGTACGGCGCCGGGTAGAACGACTCCCAGCCGCCGATCGCCGTCATGAGCGCGGTCGATGCGTAGACGATGGTCGCCGGGACGCCGGTGGCGTCCTCGCATTTCATCGACGCCTCGAACACCGTCGCCCGGAACGTCGCGCCGGTCGTGTCTCCGCTCAGGTCGTAGGTCTCGGTGCCGGAGCCGAGGTTCCACAGGTCGTTCGTGAACTTCCTGTCGGTGACGGTCGAGTACGACGCCGCCATGATGCGGTTATGCGCGTCGAGGTAGGACGGCTGCGAGCGCTGCAGCAGCTGGTAGGAGATGTCCGACCCGGCGGCGTAGGTGAGGAGCGACGCCGTGCCCTTCTCGATGTCGATGCGGACGCTGTTGACCTCGTCCTTCTCGTTGGCCTGTGCCTCGACGATCGTGGTGAGGTCGCCGTCGAAGTAGGGCCAGTTGATGTCGAGCCCGGTGGTGCCGGCCGACTGCGGGCCGCCGACGCCGGTGATGACGGGTCGACCGAGGTCGATGATGCCCCGGACCTGCATGAGCCACACGGGCGGGAGCACGCCGGGGTTGTTGTCCGTGACCTGGTCGACGAGTGCGCGCGAATCGAATCCATCGAGGACGGCCTTGCTGTACTCGCCGAACGACCGGAACTGTGCGAGCGGGTGGGCGGGCTCCGCGACGTGGGCGACGGATGCGACCTCGCGGCGCAGCTCGTCGATGGCCTCGCGTGCCTGAATGTCTGCGACGACCGCCGGGGCGGCGTCCTCGACGGTTTCGACTGACATGTGATCCTCTCTGATTGAACCGACGCCGGCGCTTGAATACGCCGGCTGATGGGTGAGACTCACCTCGGCCAGTGCGGCCTTGGTGTACACGATCGCGTTCTTGCCTTGGGTCCGCTTCGACTCGAGCGGAGCAAACCCGACGGACAGGCCACGGCTCGACCCCGTCCGCATGAGGGTCGCGGCATCACGCCCGAGGGACGTGTTGACCACGTCGAAGTCGATGTACAGGCCGTCAGGCTCATTGCTGGCCGCCGTGATGACGCCGATGGGCTCGTTGTGCCGGTAGGCGAGAGGCTTGCCGACCACTGCAGCAGTATCGAACGCACCAGGCGCGAACGACTCCCGCATCCCGTCGAACTCGATCTCGACTCCGTACGGGACAGCCATGCCGTAGCCGGTGCCGATGATGTCGCCGCCGTCGTCCGCTCGGGTGTGCAGCAGCAGCGTGCCGTCGGTCGTGAGGTGTCTCATCTATCCGCCTAACTGGACGAGTGATGTCGGTGTGAGGCCGAGCGTGTTGAGGTCGATGACGGTGCGGGCCTCGTCGGGGGTAAGGACGCCGAGGGGGACGAGCTGCGCGACGAGGTTCCCGAGGTCGGTCGCGTTTCCTCGCAGGAAACCGCTCGTGTCGAATCGCACAGCGTGGCCCCTCGGTGTCACGTCCGGCATCGACAGGCGATGGGTAAGCATGTCCATCACGGGGCGCAGGCTGATGTCGAGCAGCTGCCGGTACAGGTCGACACGGTTCGAGTACGTGAGCGACGAGCCGGACACGCTCGCGCCGACCCACACGGGGTCGAGGTTCGCGATCCGCGCTATGCCGATGGCGGATTCATTGCGGGCCTCGACGAGTGCCAGGTCACGGGCGGACCAGCCCATGCCCTTGGCCTCGATGGCCGAGTTGAGATAGGCCGTGGCCCTGTTGCTTCTCGCCTCTTCCCATGCGGTGAGCAGCGCGTCCACTGTTGCCGCTGGAAGGTCGGCTCCGGTGTTCTTCAGGACCACGGTCGGCATGGGGTACTCGCTGTAATTCAGCGTCGCGGCCTCGAGGGCGGCGGCTGTGTTGATCGCAGCGGCACCGGTCGTCAGCCAACCGCCGAGCCCGTCGCCGTAGAACTTAATGACGTCGCGGGCCGGGACAGGCGTGCCGATGTAGTAGAACGGATCGACGGGCGGAAACTGTGTGTTCTGGTTCGCCGTCGAGTGCGTCGTCAGGTCGGACACGTCGTCAACGTCCATCACCTGAATCTCACGAGGGAAGCCGTCCCACGTCCGGTCGACCACAAGCCAGTACGCCCGGTCGTGGAGGAGCAGGTTCTCGACAGTCCTCGCAATGACCGACGTGTAGGGAAGATACGACGACGGGCTGACAAGTACCTGGGCGGTTTCGATTGGTTCGCCGGCTCGGTACGTCCGCAGGCCGAAACCGCTGATCGTGTGAGAGTACGTCTTCATGGCGTCGACGAATGCGGGGACCTGCAGCGCGGCGGCCCTCGAGGTACGGAACGACGACCCGGCGCCCTGAATCATCTGCAGCAGCGACGTCCCGGCGCCCTCGCGCAAAGCCACAGACGGTCCGCCCTCCATCGACCTTGGGGGGGACGGAGGGGCGGACCATCTCGGACGGGGAAACGCCACGCGCCCATATTACAGGTTTATAACGATTGTCAAGCACGTCGACGGCTATGAATGATCGCTGTCGGGCGCTGCCGCTTCGTCGCCTGGGCAGCCGCGAACATGACAGCACGCGCCGCATACGACGGGCCCTCACCCATCGCGCTCGACAGGACCCATCCGGCGTCCCGCTTGCTGATCCTCGACGCCGCGAAATGCTCCCGCAGGACGAGGCCCCCGTCGTGCAGGATCGAGCGCCGGTCGAACAGGTCGAGCAGCGCCTGAGTGCCGGCGACTGCCTCCCGCTGCCCGACCAGCTCGTCGAAGTGCTCGTGCAGCCGGTCGACGTAGCCGGGGGTGACGAGGACGAACAACTGAGGATGCTCGGCGCGCAACTGCGCGAGCCGCTCGTCGACCTGCTTGATCGTCCGCATCGTCGACACGCGTACGACCACGCGCTCGTCCTCGAGGACACCGGCGACCGCAACGGCATGGCCCTGCCCGTCGAACGCGGACTCGACAGCGACCGTCCAAGTACTCGACTCCGGCAGCTCGACGTCGGACGTGGTGTCGGCCCACTGTGAGTCTTTGAGCCAGCCTCCTTGTTTCGTCACCCACTGGTTGCACCACTGGCGGCGAAACGATGACTCCTCAAGCGTCGAGTGCTGCCGTGCAACGAATGCCTCGCGCTTCTCGGTCCATTCGGGGGACGCCCAGACCCACGTCTGCGGATCGTCGGGGTCTGCATCGGCCGGTGCCGACCATTCGAGCAGCAGCGTCCCGGCCGGTGCGTCGAGCTGCTCGATCGCGGCCGACCTGTACTGGATCATCAGGTCGCTCGATGAATCACCAGCCGTCGAAACGAGCCACAACTGCGCTTGCTCACGCTCGGACATCGTGGGCAGCACCGCGTCGTCGATCACCGGACGAGGGATAGCCCAGCATTCATCGGCGAACACCATCGAGCAGGAGTAGCCGACGCCGGCCGAGTCGTTCGCGGCATGGATCAACCAACGATCGCCCGACGGCAGGGTGATGCCCGCCGCCGTGTTACCCCAGCGCACCGTGCCCTTGCCGTACTTGCCGAGTGCCCACAGGCCCGCAGGTCGCAGTACTTCCATGGCGGTGTCCCGCTTGTTGGCAATGTGCAGGATCGTCTGCGGCTCACCGAACAGGTCAGCGTGATGCAAGCGCCACATGCAGATCCCACGGGATAGCCACGACTTGCCGGACTGCCTCCCCACCGTGAGCACCACGACCGACCACACCAGGCGCCCGTCCTCGTCGTGCTCAAGCGCCCGGTCGAGCGCGTGACGCTGCCAGCCCCGCAGTTTCATCCCGTACACGGTCTCCAGCCATTCCGCAGCCTTCTCCCCGTGAGTCCCCCGCACGGTCGCAGGAGGCCTAGTTTCGAGCCGGGGGTAAACCCACCCATCCGAGTGCATCTCGGGCCTCACAGGTGCGCTCTGGCCCTTCCCTGACCCCTTGGGGGGATAAGAGGCGGGGGAGCTGGGGAGTGACCTAGGCCCCTTGAAAGAACGGCTTGGGCTCTTGGCGTGGAGTTTCTTCGCGAGATTGCTTCCGTGTTTGCGGTTGCAGTCGAGGTGGCTGATGCCGGCGCCGTCCATGCTGGGGAGCAGGTCGCCCGTTAGGGCCAAGGGTGGTTCGTGGTCCGCGCTGGCCCCCCACTTCGAGTTCCTCGGCAGGCTCATGTCGACCGGCATGTGGCAGCGAATGCATACGGGCTCACAGGTTGCCATGACCTGGGCGACCCACTGCCTGTAACCGGGGCCTCTCCTGTGGTTACTCATGTCGTCGAGCCGGTAACGGTTATCTGGTGGTTAAGTACTAACGGTTCGGGTGACATGGGTGTCACCCCTCCCCTCTAAGAGGGGGTGACATGGGTGTCAGGGGGGGGGTGACACGGGTGTCACCCCCCACACTTATGCGCTTGCGCCATGTCCACAGGTTTGTCCCCACCTTGTGGACGCCGCATGTGCGTTCGATCCATCCGTCTGCCTCGATCTCGCGTAGGCAGCGTTGGACCTGTCGACCTGAGACACCGGCGCGCCTGGACAGGCTGGAGATGGACGGCCAGCACAGGCCGGTGTCGGTGTTCGCGTAGTCGGCGAGGGCGATCGCGACCATGCGCGTGCTCGGCGACCAGTGCGCCGGCGCGAAGTCAAGGACGAGGGCGATGGCTTGAATCATCGGGCCCCTCTTCTCTTGCGTGACTCGATGACGAGCCGACTGGCGCAAATGTGGCAGCGCCTGCGTCCACTGTTCGTCTGGACCAGTTGGTGCCCGCGCTTGCATGTGTCGACTCGAATGAACCCGGGCCCCGCTTTAGGTGTGCATTCCAGGCACATGTCGAGCACGTCGATAGGTGCCTCGCATGCCGCGCACCTTTGCTTGTCTACTCCCATGCCGTCGTCACATCCTCTTCACACGCGTTGATCTCGTCGAGCAGCAGCCGCGAGTCGATGTCGAACCCGTACTTGTGCTTGGCGAGTAATTCGTCGACACGCTTAATCACGACCTCGGTCGCGTCCCGGTAACCGGTGAGGTAGACGAAACGCGCTGAGGGCCCGAGGTCGCCCGGGTCTCTTGGCTGATTCATCGTGTCGGCTCCGGTGTCGCTGATTGGGTATATGCCGCAATTCTGCGTCCAGTCCTAGTGCGGTTCAGTGGTTGGAACTGATCACGTAGGCAGGACGGGCATGTGTCGTTGAGTTCCATTAGTTCCTCGCACACGGGGCACCTCATGACGTCACCCATGGGTCGTCCTCGACTGGGCCGCTCGACCTCGAGGCCGGCGGGGTCGCCGACTTGAGCAGCGCGTCAATGATGACCGAGGCCTGAGCCTTGCTGAGTGCGCCGAGGCCCTCGACTGGCAGCTCGAACCCGAGCGACTGCGAGCAGTAGTCGGCTAGGACGGCTTCGTTTATGTGCTGTTTCGACATCGTCGACCGCAGCAGGCCGATTTGTTTCGGGGTCGCCGGTGTGGCGCCTTCCTGCCGGTGGCCTCCCGAGGGTGTCCGGTACGAGCCCATCTCGGCAGACTTCGCTGCCACCGGGTCGCCCTGTGCCGCTTGCGCCGAGCGGACCTCATTCGCCGAGGCGATGCCCTTGTGTACTGCGATGCCGATACTCGAGCAGGCTCTGCCCCATGCGCTGGTTTCGCCGTTCATGAGTTCCGAGCCCTTCGTGTAGGGCGTCCGTCCCGGGATGGGCTCCCAAGCGTGACCGATGCCAGGTCGTGCGTCCTCGGGCGACCTGTAGGCGTAGGCCTTGACCACGAGCCACTGTTCGCCGTCGCGCATGACGTAATCCCATTCCGACTGGAGGGACCCAGTCGGGTAGAGCTCGATGAACTGGCGGATGCGTTCTGAGACCTCGACGTAATCTTCACGCGCCATAGTCGAGCCCCTTGCGGATGCCGTGCAGGGTCTCGGCGTGGACCGGGCCCCAGCACGCAGCGCACTCGGCCTCGAGGGTCGCTGCGACACTGCGAGCCCTGTCGCGCTGGGCGACCAGTCGGCCCCCCTGCTCGCGAAGAGCGTGGACCATCGCCTGGTACTCCCTGATGACGGCCTCGAGCCGGTGATTACTGTTCGCCATCTTGTCGATGAGGCCGAGCAGTTCGACGATGACGAGATCTGGCTGATCCTCGTCAGGCTTAATTTCAAACATCGTTTCCCCTTCCTGTCTACCACTAGACAGGTAGTTGTCTAGTGGTAGATATC